GGTACACTTACAAAAAGCGGTGCTGCCGACTATACTCTTATTCGTTTTTGCGATATTGGCACTACAAACATTACTGGTAGCGGTGGTTTAGTTGCCATATTTGGGGGTAATCCTAACTTCATTACAATCAATAATGCTGGAGCAAGGGTAATTGTTAAAAACGCTGTTACTGTTTCTCCAGTTTTAACTGCAGGAAACGCAAACTTTGTAGACAGCATATTACCAGCCATTGCAGTCCAATGGGTTTCTGGTACAACTTATGCTGTTGGTAATTATGTTTTCAATTCAGGTTTTACTTATCTTCGTATAATTGCTGGTGCTGGTACTACTGCTCCTGCTTCTGATACTGCCAATTGGTTAGTTCAGACTCCATTAAATGGTATCGACACTAGAAATGCTATAACTACTGCTCCCGGAACTATTGTTACCTTAGCTAATAGTCAATTTATTGTACCAACATATAACAATGTTGCCAGAGTTTCATTAAGTGGTTTCTACTCAATTTTCAACTGTGTATATGACAAGCCAAACTCAACTTTGGCGGCATCGTCAGCAAGTGGCGGGTCAACTAATTCTGTTGATTATTTTCAGTACATTAATGCTGATAGATTGATACTGGCAACAGGTGGTCAGATTACATTTCCAGACGGCAGTGTTCAAAATACAGCAGTACCTACTTATTCAATAACAACTGCTGCAGCAAGTGCTAGTGGCAGTTTAAGCTTAACTGGTAATACATTTACATTTACTCCACCTGTAATACCTACAGTACCTACTTATTCAATAACAACTGCTGCAGCAAGTGGCAGTGGCAGTTTAAGTTTAAGTGGCAGTACATTTACATTTACTCCATATGCTTTAGCTCAAGCAACTACTAGTACACTAGGCGGTGTTAAAGTTGATGGCTCAACAATTACTATTGATGCTGCTACTGGTGTTATTAGTAGTTCAAGTGGAGGTGGTAGTGGAACTACTTATTCAATAACAACTGCTGCAGCAAGTGGTAGTGGCAGTTTAAGTTTAACTGGCAGTACATTTACATTTACTCCACCTGTAATACCTACAGTACCTACTTATTCAATAACAACTGCTGCAGCAAGTGGCAGTGGCAGTTTAAGTTTAAGTGGCAATACATTTACATTTACTCCATATGCTTTAGCTCAAGCAACTACTAGTACACTAGGCGGTGTTAAAGTTGATGGCTCAACAATTACTATTAATGCTGCTACTGGTGTTATTAGTAGTTCAGGTGGAGGTGGTGGTAGTGGAGTTACTACTGGCAAGGCTATTGCAATGGCCATAGTATTTGGATAAGGAATAAAAAATGGCAAATCCCAACATAGTAAACGTAGCAAATATTTATGGTAAAATAGCAGGTTTGGCAGTTACTACAACTGCTAGTGCTATTGTTTCAAATACCACAGGCTCAGGCAAAATTTTAAAAATTAACTCTTTAATTATCGCAAATGTAAACGGAACAAGTAGTGCTGACGTTACAGTTGATGTATTTAAAAATCAAACTACTAGTTATCGTGTAGCATTTACCATTACTGTGCCTAACGACGCTACTTTAGTAGTAATATCAAAAGATAGTAGTATATATCTAGAAGAAAATGATTCTTTAAGAATATTAGCAAGCGCTAACTCTTATTTAGAAGCTATATGCAGTTACGAGGAAATTAGCTAATGACTTTTAACTACTTTGATAATAAAAGCATACTAGGTAAAAACACAAAACAAGTTGTTAAAGGAATTAGTAGTTTAAGTTCAGAGCAAGGTGGTGCAATTACGTTTATTAGCAGCTCCAGTCCTTTTACTGATAACATTACTGGCACTAGTCAAGTTACAACACAAGGTTCAGTTAGTATTATTTATGAAGTAGGTGGAATTGTAACGCTTAACTGGAGGCTTGATACAAGCAGCGAACCCAGCTATGATTTTGGCACGTTAGTATTAAATGGTATTCAGTTGGCTCGTATAAGTGGTAATCCTAATTCTCAAAGTGGATCTATACAAATGCCTTCAGGAACAAATACGTTAAATCTTATTTACACTAAAGACGATACTGTTGATGTTGGCTCGGATAACACAACAGCGTTTTGGTCGTTTACGTAAACAAACAGGAAATAAAATGATTAGAAACGGCGGAAAACTTACTAAAATTCGTTATACTACATCAAGCTCTAATACTGCAGGAGCAACGGGTATTTATGACACCTTTGACGCTTATAATGCACGTCTTTCTGATCTTTGGCCAGTTCTGCCAACTTTTTCATCTAACGTAACTGCTAGCACTAGTACTATTTATCATAATGGCAATGGTGTTACAATAACTAATACTAGTAAAAATATTACTGCTAACACTACTTTATACTACACAATAGAAACAGTTAGCGGTCCTTCTGGTAGTTTTACGGGCACTGGTCCTTATAATAATCAACAGTACGGAACATTTACGCAACCCGCTGGCGTAACTGGTATTGCTAGTTTTTCTATATATCCAGTTGCAGATCAGGAACCTGACCCTACCCGTCAACCAGTTCAATTTAAAGTTAATATACGCACTACCAGTATAACTGGGCCTATAGTTGGTAGTAGTCCAGTTATTACTATACCTACGCCTATACCTACGCTAAGTTTTGTACCTTATCTTAGTAGTGTAACACAGTTTGACGAAACTCAGTCTGGATGGAATTTAAAGCTTACTTGGGCTAATGTAGGTACTGCAAATCCTGTATCACAAATAAATTATAACATAACTTATTCTGGAACTGCAACAACTCAAGATTTACTAACAACAGTTGCAACTATGTCAACTGTTCTAGACAGTTATAGTTACGATGCAACTAGTGCTTATATTTACGGTAAAAAAGACTACTTAACTGAAGGCACAGAATCTTTAACTATGACTGTAACAAGTCCGTCGTATGGCTGGACGATAGGCACTATAAGCGCAAATATTATAGATACTAGTATTACACCTGTAACTACAATTACACCTTCAAAAACTGCAGTTGAAAAAGGTACAACTATACGCTTTGATGTTGCTATTCAAAATGCTCAAGAAACTACTATTTATTATGTTATCACAGGTAGTGCCGCCAGTAAATTTAGCGCTCAAACTGGCAATTTTTTATTAAGTGCAGGCGGAATTACTTTAACTGTTATAAATAACTTTAACTATAGCGAAGCAGACACCACTTTTCAAGTACAGTTTCGTGCACAAAGTACTAGTGGCTACTTATACGGCACATCACAAGTTATTACTGTAACAAGTCCAGCACAACCAAGCGCAACCATTGTACCTATAGCTAGCATGAACGAAGACACAACAAATAGTTTTGTTGTAAATACCACAAACTATAGTGGAAATCTAGACTGGAAAATACAAGAAATAAAAAGTGGATCAGTTTTAACAACACCAGTACCAACTGATTTTTTAAACGCTACTAGTGGTACTATAACTGTTGTTAATGGTGGAAGTGATACAATTGCAGTAAAACCGCGTGCTGATACATTTACTGAAGGCTCAGAAACTTTTAGGTTAACTGTATCAGTACCCAATGGTGGCGGAACTTTAAGCACTTCAGATTTTACAATTAATGACACGTCAACAGGTACTACAGAACTGTTAGATTTATATAGTTTTTTAAGTTTTAAATTTCTAAGTGGTGCGGATGACATTAATTATGTTAGTGGAATTACTGCAAATAAAACAGGCGACTCATTATCAACACTTCTTAGTAAATATAATACCACAACATATCCTTGGCTAAACAATACCAGTTACTATAATGTAGTTACTGCTGGAATACAATTGTGGACTGTTCCTTTTACTGGAGTATACCGCTTTAAAGTAGCGGGTGCTAGAGGTGGCGGATGGTATTATGCTACATTACCTGGTGGCTGGGGTGCAACATTAAATGGCGAGGTATTTTTAACCAGAGGCACTGTGTTAAGTATTGTAGTAGGAAAAGCTGGTTCTTCATCTACAACTACAGGTTCTGGTGGCGGTGGTGGCGGTGGTACTTTTGTTTATACAGGCAGCATTGGCGGTACAGGTTTGTTGTTTGCTGCAGGTGGTGGTGGTGGTTCAGATGATGATGGAGCTACTGCTGGTCAAAATGCTCGTGAAGATTTATGTGCTGGATTTAATGCTACTAGTGTAAGAGCTGATCCCACAAATGGACAGGGTGCTGCACTTGCGGGAAGCGGTGGTGGAAGTGGTACTGGTTGGCTAAGTGACAGCACCGGCACCAGTGCTGGCACTAGATTTCTAGGAGGCGACGCTGTTGCGCCTTGTGGCTGTGGTGGTTTTGGCGGTGGTGGTGGTGACATAGACGATGGCGCTGGCGGTGGTGGATATACTGGTGGAACTAGTAGTAATCTTCCAGCTGGTGGATGTGGTGGTTCTTATTATAATCCTCAACGTGTAAACAACTATAGTTGGGGAGGTACAAATCAAGTGGATAGAATTGCCAATGGTTTTGTAGAAATAACTGCAATTACCACAGGAGCTACTGCGGTAATTACCCCTAGTTCTAGTACTATAACAGAAGGACAGAGTGTAGCTTTTAATATAGTAACTACTGGTTTTGTAACTGGCACGCTTTATTATTATTTGTTAACTAATACTGGAAGTATAAGTACTACTGAGTTTTCTAATACTACTAATACTCTTGCTGGAAGTGTAACAATAACAGACAGCACTGGACAAGTAACTTATACATATAGAAATGATGGCTATACTGAAGGATCAGAAGCTGTTAGTTTATTGGTTTACTATAACACTGGCGGTATTAGGTACACAATGGGTACTTCTAGTCAAGTAACAATTAGTGATAGTTCTACAGGGGCAGCTACTCAATTTACTAGAAGTGATTTTATACAGCCTATTGTTGGCAATATTTATTATGAAGTTCGATCTCCATCAGCATCTGGAGCTACTAATCTAGGGGCTCTGGGTTGGACTATTTTACGTGATACAACTACTGCTACAGCTGATAGTTACTTTTCAGTACCACTACCTTTTACATTTAAAATTAATAATACCAATTTTACTGATGTAATTGTTAACGAAAATGGCTGGATAGTTTTTGGTACTACAGGCGAAATTCTTAGTGCTGGCTTTATTAGTTCAACAGCTGCAAGTGCTCTTCCTCGAAATAAATTTGTTTTTAGCGGCGGCGGCAATAACAGCATGCAACGGCTGTTTTACAGAGTTGATGGGCAAAATAGGTTTGTAATTATCAGATATGAAGGTAATGCATCAACTTCAGGAACTCATGGCACTCCAGGAATAATTGCAGAAATTAAACTTTTTAATCCACAATTTACAGGTGGAATATCTATGATAGAGTTAAATTTTCAGACTAACAGAGCAACTGGAACCCATCCAATATCAATTTCAAATTCCAGTGCATACTTTACTACTAGAGCTTATAGTTCATCTAGTTATCAATTTAGTACAGTTTTTTATGCTGACAATGCTGAAGCAACAAGCTGGTCTGCTCTTGGTATGACATACAATGGTGATAATTATGGTGTGATTTTATAGGAAAAATAAATTATGTTATACTCACATAACCAACAAACTCCTGGCCTTTTACCAGACAGAATAAGATTGTCAACAGGTTTAACTAAAACTGATAAAAGTACTTTTACTGCACAAGAACTTTTAGATGCAGGGTATATACCTGCAGATGTTCCTCCTGCTTACAACCCTAATCAACAACATTTAGTCTGGGATAAAACAACTTGGAAATTGATTGATTTTACAGCAGAAGAGCTAGCCGCTAGGATAGAATTAGAATGGAAAGGCGTACGTGCTCTTCGGAACAAATTTATACTTGATGTAGAGTGGAAAATATCTCGTGCACTAAGTCAGCAAAGAATGGGTTTGCCTGTTACTGACAATATTGCCGCTTTAGATAATTATATACAAGCACTGCGAGACATAACCAATCAAAGTGATCCTTATAATGTTATATGGCCCACACTTGAGTAGCCATATCAAATAAAAATTTAAGTTTAAAGGTACAAAGGATGCTTAAACATGACTACTAATAGAAATTTATCATTACTGGCACCTAATGTAGACGCTTTTGGTATACTTAAAGCTGGCGGCTATATTTTACCAACAGCAAGTACTAGTGTACTAGGCGGTGTTAAAGTTGATGGCACAACAATTACTATAAATAATGGTGTAATTAGCGGTAGCAATAGTTATACTTTACCAACAGCAACTACTGGTACACTAGGCGGTGTTAAAGTTGATGGCACAACAATTACTATAAATAATGGTGTGATTAGCGGCAGCACCAGTTTAACTGCAACTGGTGTAACTGCAGCAACTTACACTAATGCAACGTTAACTGTAAATAGTTACGGACAAGTTACTGCAGCCAATAATGGCATAGATCCAATAGCTGCAGCTTTTATTTTTGGTGAATAAAATGGCAAATAAATCAATAATTAAATCTGCTAGTGCCATAGGAAATAACACATTATATACTCATACCGATAGTACGCCTTTACTAATATCTACTAGTAATTTTAAAGTTAGTATTCCAAGTTATGCAACTTATTCTACAGATTTTGGAGTTTACTGCACTTTATATTTAGCAAAAAAACAAGCAGACGGTACTTATATTAATATAAAATTAGATCATACTATGTTTGCAGGTCAAAAAATGGTTGGAGCTGATGAATATTCCGCAGGTACTAAATATACCATAATAGGCTATAATGAAGCTGCCTATTATGCAGTTTCTACTATTTTTTCTGGTAGTTATCCAGCTTATTCTAATGTTATCCCCAATTATTATGTTAGCTGGCTTACTGGGTATACAATTTATGATTATGCAGTTGGCAAAGGTAAATTAACTATAAGTTCTGGAGATTATATCTATTGCACAATTGCTGGAACTAATGCAGGTGGACTAGTAATTTTTACTGCAATAATTACAGCAACAACTTTACCACAAAACCGTACATATAAAGCAACATTATTTAAAGGTTATTGGGGTTCTGGCGGCAATTATCAAAAAAATGACACTGTTATTAATGACAGTCATTTATATATGGCTATACAAGCTAATAGTGCTTCAACTATAACTACCGATAATTGGGTATTAATTAAAAATAATGCAGCAGTTATAAAAGCTTTAACGCTATCAGATTTAACTACCGCTTCTGGTAAACTAAGTCCACTTGTTAAAGAAACTCTTAATGTATCAAGTACCCTATCTAATAAACTTTTTGTTAATGTTTGTGTAACTGACAGTTTTGGCCCCGCCAGCACTAGTACCACTATTTCAATACCACCCATATCAACTAATGTTACTTTAGCTCTAGCAACAAATACACAAACATTACGTAATAAATATTTTTATAATAACGGGCTTAGGGATAACACGTGGAGAAGTAATAATACTTTTAATTTTTCTGGTCAAACTGTAAACCTTAATCCTAACAGCTTTACTAAGCTTTCCAGTTATGTGTTACTTACGCCAGTAACAAAAACTTTAACAACTGGTACAAATAATATACTTCTTAACAATACAGGCGGTATTAATTTTGTATGTCAAACCACAACAACAGCTGCAGATAGTTTTTCTATTGTTTTACCTAGTGCAAGCAGTTACGCTGGATATTTTATAATATTTTTTATAAAAATGTTAGCAGCAAATCAAACTGTAAGTTTTTCTACAGTTAAAACTAGTAGAAGTTTTAGTGCTAGTACTACAGCTAATCTTACAGACAAGTATCAATTAGTATGTGATGGCTACAATTGGTATTGTATACAAGTAAATAAAGGTATATCATAATTATGGCAATTATTACAAGATCATTTAAAATTACCAGTACTACTTTACAGGATGTATTTACAGCTGATACAGATGTAACAATAATTGGGTTTGTTAAAAGTAATACAGCAGGAAATATATTCACAAGACTATTTGATAGTACAGGTACTGCGTATGATCTAACAACTGTTAATTCTGGTACTAATACTACAAAAATAACACTTTTTTTGCCACAAGGCAGTATAGTTAGATATAGTAGCATTTATGCAACTGTTAGTGCTCCAGATTATCTTAATATAACTTATTATTATGAAGATAGTTCAACTGATACAATAAATGCGGTAGGCATATGGAACACTAGTACTACATATGCAAGAAATAGTATAGTTTATAGAGATACTAATAGTACTAGTTATATAGCCAATATTACTAATACAAATAAACCTCCTGAAAGTAGTTTAGGCTATTGGCAAATACTTGCTGGACAAAATGTTGGTTTAAATATTACTTTAACTAGTGAATTAACTAGTGATACTACGGGATTTTTAACAGGAGCTACTACTGCTCTTGGTATAGCATCAACTTTAACAAATAAAACTTTAGCAGGAATCACACGTTTTAGTAACGATAGATTTTATGATTCTACAAATACTTACTATTACCAACTACCTACTGGTAATGGTGGTACCCTTGTTGATACAGATAGTGCACAAACCCTAACCAGTAAAACACTTGAAAATTGTACTATATATAATGCAACTCTTCAGTCTCCTATAAATTTTACCGCTGGCAGTATACTAAGTTTATCCAATAGTTATATTCGTGATAGCGTTCAGACATTTGATAGCAGTTATTTTATTAGTAATAATTTTAGTTGGAGTAATCAAATACAAGGTATTACAAAACTTACTACTCCAGCTACCGCAGGTGCAGTATTATCAATTACTTTACCAGGAGTAAGCCAATATAATTCTGGTGCAAGCGGTTTAATTTTTATTACTATGGGTGCTGCCACTCAAACAATTAGTTGGCCAAATGTAAAATTAGCTGGCAGCGTAACAGCTAGCCAAACTGCAAATGCCATAGATATATATAGTGTTATCAATGATGGCACTTATTGGTACTTAACATTACTAGATAAAGGTTTTGTATGAGTTTTGCTGTTTTAAAATTTGCAAGGTCTCAATATTTACGAGATAATACTGGTGTTTTTGTACCATCAGATGCTTATTGGAGTTATGTAATAGCATTAGTACGAACAAATCCAGAATGTACAAATTTAACGTCTTATTCTGGATCACGCACACTTCTTACTAGTTCCATAAATGACACTAGCAGCCCAAATTCTGCATATTTAAATGGTTATAGTAGCCAGATGTGGTTTTTATCCCCTAATAGTCCATATACTACTAATTATCCAAGTACCGATAGTGTATACTCTTTATCACAAAATGGTTATCACTTATCTACTGGTATTAATAATTATGCAAAAATTGCGTATTCCAATGCTGGTTATCCTGAATCACCTGGTAGTGAATTATCACAGTATAATTATAATCTTATTCAACCTACTTATAATCAAATACAGATGGACAGCTATCTTGATATAGGTGTTGCTATAAAAAATGGTTTTACTCTTGAATGTTGGGTATATGTACCCACAACTGGTATTTCAACTCTTAGTGGTTTTTTACTTGGTGCTCAACACAGTGTGTTTTTATTTGTAAATAGTAATCTTACTGTAAATGTACAATATTCGCCTTTTTATAATACTACTTCTTCTGTTACTCCTGCTGGCGTTGATGAGTATGGTAGTTCATACCCAGCCAGTTACAAAACCTCTAACAGCAGTGTAAATTTATGGGATTATACTAGCAGCGCAACTTTAACAGCAGGTAGTTGGAATCATGTAGCTGTAACTTGTAGTTATACACCTCAAATGGGTGCTAATACTGGCAGCACAAATTTATTTATTAACGGCACTAGGGCAGGGCAACTACTAAATCCCACAGTATCAACAGGAGTTACGGGTGTACGAACATATTCAATTTCTGCAGACACACTTAAAAATGTAGTAATTATAGGCAGTAAACTTGAAATAACAGGTATAAGATTTATAGCAGGAAATTGTTTAAGTATAGATAGTTTTACACGACCAACTTCAAAAGTATCAAGTAATGTAATTGGTTGGAATAATAATACTAGTACTTTTACACATACTGCTTGTTTTGTAACCCATTTTAGTAATAATGGGAAAAATGTACCACTTATTGATTATAGTCCTTATAGACATTATGTTACAGCTAGTACGGGGGCATACTATATTGAACAAAGTAGCAGTTTACCTAATATATCTAATGCTACTACAAATTTAAAAAGTATATATTTTAATGGAACTACTACCCCTACCGTTGGGTTAATGCAAAACCCTCAACAACAACTTTTAAATACAACCAATAGTGTTTTAGGTTTCTTGAATGGTCAAAATTTGACAATAAACCTTTTCTTTTATAGAACTGCTTATAGTAATGACTACATATTTGATCACGGCTCAATAGCATTATATGTTACTGGCACTCAACTTAATCTTAGACTTAGCAATAATAGTAGTCTTTATATATCTTTAGCCGCAGGTAGTGCAAATACTGGCACTTGGTATTATGTTCAACTTAGCAGAACTAATAACGGTACTAGCAAAACATTCAAATTAACAGCAATAGATCAGTATGGAACTGTATATTCGGGTACTGATTATACTCATGCTAGTAGAGGCGGAGATGTAGCTTATGCTCCAACTGTATCACAACTATTTATTGGCAGTGATTATCTTAGTAGTGCTGCAACTATTTTAAATGGAAACATAGTTGACTACAGGGTTACTGCTGGCATAGTTAGACCTACACCCACTACTTTTCCAAATTTTCATCCAACAGTGGCACCTACATAAAATGACAGTTTACGCAAAATTACTACAAAATAGGTTGGTACTTATTACTGACCAAATACAGGTTAATGATCCTGATAATCCTCAATGGGTTCAATTTGACTATTCTCAAATGCAGCCACAAATTGGTGATTATTATGATTTTTATACCAATACTTTTTCAAGTGTTAGTGCTAGTAGAAAAAAATATTCAAGTGCTTTTCAAGCAACTAGCATGGACGATAGTACTTTACAATATCAAACCAGAGTTATAGGCAAACCAAATGGTACATAAACAAATTATATTAGTAAGCAATTTGTGGGTTAAACAAATGCATTTTGAAGAAGTTGGTGATGTTATGACTGGGCACAGTCATAAGTTTGATCACCCCACTTTAATTGCCAAAGGCAGTGTGTCTGTAAAAGTAAATGATAAAACTACTACGTTTACTGCGCCACATATAGTTTACATTGCAAAAGATCAACTTCACGAAATTACTGCTTTAGAAGCAGATACAGTAGCTTATTGTATTCATCCAATACGCGGTGAACGCCAAGAAGATATTTATGATCATTCGCAAGTGCCAGCAGGTATAACTGTTCGTGACTGGAATATTTTAAATACTCCAGAGCTTTCCAAAAAGTTTGATGAGGCACAAGATGCCTGATGTATTTAGTATACCCAACTTTATTGTTTAACATCAAGGAATATACATGACAGAGTGTCCAGTAGCCACAGTTTACAAATCAGTAAACTTAGCAAATCATTTACAAGCTATAGAACTAGCTAACTTAGGGCCTGCAGATCCACGCCAACCCAATACACTTTATTGGGGTGACAAAATGGAGTTGTGGAATGTCGCAGAAGGCGTCGCCAGAACACAGCTGTGTTTAAACTGTGAAAATTACAAAACTGACAGTGATAGCATGCAGTGTATAACTGCTGGAGGCGGTGCCACATTAAAACCAAGTGAATTGCCAGTAACACCAAGTTGGGCAGATATTACAGACATGCCAGTTGGTTACTGCACTCGTTGGGCAATAACTTGTACAGCACTACGCACTTGTGATGACTGGGAAAGTTGTAGCAGTCAAGATGATATTCAACTTGAAAATTACTTAGACGAAGACGGTTGGAGCAATTCAACCAAAAGTGCTGAAACCTACAAACCTACCAGCGGCATGGCAACTGAAGCACAACGTGCATTAGACTGGCATGCCGAAGGTCATCGTGGTGGTACTAGTGTGGGATTGGCACGAGCAAATCAACTGGTTCGTGGTGATAACTTAACTGAAAGCACAGTTATGCGCATGCATAGTTTTTTCAGTCGTCATGAAGTTGACAAAAAAGCTGAAGGATTTAGTCCAGGTGAAAAAGGTTATCCCAGCCCAGGTCGTGTAGCTTGGGGACTTTGGGGTGGTGATGCAGGTCAATCATGGGCACGTGACAAAGCTGCACACATACAAGCAGAAAGAGCAAAACAATGATTTCAGCAGAACAACTAAAACAAATTATTCCACAAAATAAAAATCAAGCAGAGTGGTTAGCGGCACTTAATTTACTATTACCAAAATATGAAATTAACACAAAAAGCCGAATCACTTGTTTTTTAGCACAGTGCGTTCATGAGTCTGCTGGTTTTACTGCACTAAAAGAAAATTTAAATTACTCAGCAGAAGGTTTGCAGAAAACATTTGCAAAATATTTTACTGCAGAGCAAGCAGCTGACTACGCTCGCAAACCTGAACGTATAGCCAATCGTGTATATGCCAACCGCATGGGTAATGGTTCAGAAGCATCTGGTGATGGTTATCGTCACTGTGGTCGTGGAGTTATTCAACTAACAGGTAAAGCAAACTACGAAAACTTCAGTAAAGCCATAAATAAAACAGTTGCAGAAACTGTAGTTTATTTGGGTACTACAGCAGGTGCATTAGAAAGTGCTTGTTGGTTTTGGAAAACCAATAACCTTAATCCGCTAGCTGACAACGAAGATATGAAAGCAATTACCAAAAAAATTAATGGCGGTTTTATAGGTTTAGAAGATCGTGTAAAACATTTTAATCATATCAAACAGGTGATTTAATGTGGTTATTAGAATACATACCCAATTGGATATATTGGACATTACTACTTTTTAGTAGTATCGCTGTTGCTACCAGTTGGAGTCAGCAATGGCGCAACTATAATTTTTTAATGGTAATTTTTTGTGTGTTTTGTTTGAGCTGGTTTAGTAGCCAAGAGTCTTGGAAGGCTGAACTAGCAGAACTCAAGCAGCAAGCAGCTGTAATTGAACAACAATCTACACAAGCCAATCAAGAAATTCAGACCAAAACAGTAATCAAAATTAAAAAAGTAAAAGAGATTGAATATGTTAACAGAGACATTTTACAACAAGTGGTTGTTAAAGAGCTTGACAGCAGCTGTGTTTTGCCTAAGTCTGCAGTCATGCTCCACGACAGTGCCAGTCAAAATGCCGTGGCCCAAAGTGCCAGAGACACTACTGGAGCCGCCACCGATGTTAAAGCCAGTGAGCTCCTTGACACAGTAGTAGTTAATTATGCCACTTACTATGAACTAACAGAAAAACTAAAAGCTTGGCAAGAGTGGTATCGAACTCAAAAACAAATATACGAATCTGCTAAGTAGGAGTTGCTATGATTGATCCAGTAACACTCTTTGCATTAGCTAATGGTGCTGTAAGTGCTGTTAAAGCTGGATGTAAACTTTACAAAGATATAAAAGGTGCGGCTGGTGATGTCAAAGCAGTTTTAAAAGACTTAGAAGATCAATTTCATAAAAAACATCCTGCAGATAAACCAGCTAGCG